TTTTTTTTTTCAAGCAGAAGACGGCATACGAGATACATCGGTGACTGGAGTTCAGACGTGTGCTCTTCCGATCTTAAAGCAAATGCTTGTCCTTGAAGTCTATACAATTCTTCAGCTCTACTAGATTGTTCCATTACTCTGTGTACCTCTGAAATTCTTTTATCTACTTCTTCTAGAAAAGAATCCCATAGTACTTTATCGTTTACTAAAGGTTTTAAATTATTCATGCAGCACCTTGTCCAGTATTAGCTGAGAACCCAGGTTCACCTGGAGTAGGCACTGAGCCTGTCCCTATAGTACCGCCACCAGCTCCTGTAGGATCTCCTGCTTGTGCCCCTGCTGGACCACCTTGAGGCTGTCCTGGAGCTTGTGGTTGAGGCTCAGGAGGATTAGCTTCCTGCCACTTCTTAAGCATCTCTGCTTGTACTGTAGCATCAGACATTGAATTAACTAATTTATCAGGATCAAGTTCCATAGACTTAGCTATCTCACGAATGATATAATCCATCTTAGCAAACGGTGCTAGTACTGGGTTTTGTACAACTTGTAAGAATTGCATTAGTCGTTGACTACGTACTTCATTAGCCATTAAGCTTTCTGTACCACGAGCCTTAACATCAAGATCACCTTTGATATCTTCATCATAATCAAACTGCATGTTGAAGTTAAAGAATGCTTTAGCTAAAGGGCCAAGTAAGTAGTCATCTACATTCTTAACCACATTACGGATACTTCCGTTAGCAGCTGACATTAACATTGAGATACCAGAAGCTGTACGACCTACACCTGACACACCTGTTTGACCATGTGCGAAAGAAGGAAAGCCTGTTGATTCATCTGAGAGTACACGAGCTTTGTCAAACATCTGCATGTTTTCATTAGAAACATTCGGGAACTTAGTTCCAAATATTGCTTGTCCAGGTGCTCCACCTTGTCGTCTAAAGACTTTCCCTGGATATACAGATAGATCTTGACCTGGAGTCAAGTTAGTTTCATCAACTTCTATTATCATATTACCAGATAGAGCAGCATTATCAACAGCCATTCTCATGAAACCATTCATAAGAGTTTGAGTATCATCCATGTTCTCTGCAATACCTACACCAAATAAACTATAAGGACTTACTTCGTAAGGCACAGCATAGTATGGTATTAGTGTTGGTGTAAATGGGTTCATTACTAAACGTAGTACTTGACCATTACAAACCCAGATATTAACTGATACTTGATCTAAGTCTTTAAGATCACTTGGTATATCTACATCATGTCCTTCAAGGACTTCAGTATCTACATTACCCCAAAACTCTAAGACTTCATAACGTTCTGCTTTAGACTCGTTAGAGTCATCTTCCATAGCTTGTTCCCACCACTCTTTAGTGTAGGACTCACCCATGTTTACTGCAGTATCTATAGCATTCTTACGAAAGAAGGGTCTACGTTTAAGTGCACGTATTTGAGTACGAGACATCTTATGACGTTCTATTACATACTCAGCTTCATCCATGTTAGCTGCATCAGGGTCTGGATAAAAGTTCCAGATAGATACAGATGAGGTTTGAGGTACTGTTTTTATATTAGGTTTGTATTCACCCTCTTCGTAATTAGGGTATTCTTTATCTACAGCAAATGGGCCTTTCATTACTCCTGTACCAAACAAGGCACATTCAAATGCGGCTACACGTAACTGTTTATTTGCATTAGATTCTTCTAACTGATCATGGATTTTCTTTTCCATTTTTTTAGCTGAAATCATAGCAGGGTGTATAGTAATCTCTGTTGCTGTTTTACCATTACCTTCTTCAAGTATATCAGCTACTGGAGCTAACTTACTCTTAGAACCTGATAAACGTTCTTGTAAATCTATTACAGTTTCGCCTGGACGTAACTGCATATCTTCTCCACCAAACTCTTCTTTAGCTTTACGCATATCGTCGTTTGATTCAAAGAATACTGAATCTGCAACACCTTCAGGTAATGTAGTAGGGTCAACTGTAATTGGAAACTTACTATTACCAAACAGTACATCTACTATCTGACCATATGCAGCTAATACTTTAGTCTTAGTAACCTTAACAAATACACGAGACTTCTCTGTAGAAGTAAACTGTACATCTGGTCCATATAAACCACGGTAGTTTCTGTAAGCTTGTATCCAACGTTTCTCTTCAGTCTCACGAGAGGTAGAAGCTTTACTATAATGTTCTTGTACAAGCCCAACTATAGTTCCTGCAAGTGGATCAGAATAATTATCTTCATCCATGTCTTCTATAGCATTAGCCTCTACTGAGTCCATAGCCATTTCATTTTCAAAGAATTCATCTTCTTCCATTGTTTTTCCTTAATAACCGAAGGTTGGGTCGCTTGCTTGAAAACCTGAATTAGATGTAGGATCGTAATCGAATAAGCTACTTCTAGGTCTTGTCATTATTCCGTATCTTAATGCATCGTATAGGTGATCTTCAGCGTGTGTGTCTACGTCTTCTGGATTCTTTTTATCTAAAGGTATAGAGGGTAATTGTGATATAGTATGAGAACAAGTATTAAAGAATACTAATCTAGGTTCTTCTGTAAACTCATCTACTTGTAGTCTTCTATGTAGTTCATTCTTACCTGAGACACGAGATCCTTTTGATCTATCTGCTGGTCTCCATCTACATCCACGCATTATCATTTGTTCTGCTAAGGATGGTCCAGTATCTCCACGTTTATGCCATAAAGAACTATCAAGTACACCATAACGTATTTTTTCAAACTGTTCAACATCTAATATCATATCTGCTAAATCAGTAGCAATAACTTTAGATACGTACATCTCTCGATAAACAATTAGTTGTTCATCAGGAGCTACTGCAATCCAAACAACTCCAGTATAAGAACCATAACCATAGTCACATGCACGAAACTTAGGCCAGTTATCTGGAATTTCAAAGGGTTCAACTACATGTATATGCCTGTTGAACTCTGGGAACGCAGCACCTTCATTAATATCCCAATCACCTTCGAGTAACTGTCTTCGCTGATGCTCAGGTAACGACAATAGATTGGCTTCATACATACCATCATCAGCTAAGTAGGGATTATCAAACAAAGTTGCAGGTATAAACCTACGTTTGAATAATGGTTCACCTTCTTTACTGTGACCTTTAGGCCATTCAATAACATTACCTGTTTCTGGGTCTGTAGCCCAAAATGCCTTATTAGGTACTTCAGGATCAATAAAAGTCTTCTTTACCCACTGATGACCTGGGCCACCTGGGTTGGATGTAGCTCTCATATGAAGAGGTAAACCCGATTGT